ACAAGCTTCATATCCCGCCCCATATGGTTCCTCCGGGGATGGCCCTCCAGTGGGTGACCGATAACGTCCTCGGGCAGCCATTTGCCCAGCACCGGGCGGCCTTTGAGAAGAAGGGCTGGACTCCTGTGCATCAGGAAGACTTTGATGGCCAGTTGGATGGCATGTTCATGCCCAAAGGGGCCGATGGTGAGATCAGGATGACCGGTCAGGTGCTGATGGCCCGCCCCAAGGAACTCAATATGAAGGCCAAGAGAGCCGAGGACAGGGCTGCCAGAGAGCAGGTTCAGGTCAAGGAACAGGCGTGGCGAAGTGGCGATCTGGGAACGTCCCTTGACTCTGGCCATCCAAGTGCTATTAATACCAACAGAATTAACAAGTCTATCGAGCGCATTGTCGCACCGGAAGACTGATGCTATAAACGCTTAACGCCTCCACGCGCTGTGGTTGGTTCATTTTGATCTCTCTTCGTGGTGCTCACGAACAGATCAATCGGAGTCAACCATGGCGAATACTTTCGCACCCTTTGGTTTCAGGTCCTTCGGTGACCTTGATGGCGCGGCCCCCACCATGGGCCTTACGCGCCGGTATCTCGCATCCAGCGATACCAACAACTACTTTACTGGTGACGTGGTTGCCCTGAGCACCTCAATCCCCGGCTTCATTACCCTTCCAGCCTCCGGAACCACCGGCACTCCTCCCATTCTTGGCATCTTTGCCGGATGCGAATTCTTCAGCCCCACGGTGGGCAGAGTGGTCTGGTCCTCCTTCTTCACGGCAAGTGTTGGCTCTAGCGCCAACGCCAACGCCTATGTCATTGAAGACCCCAACCAATTGTTCTTGGTTCAGGCGTCAACTACCGCTGTCATCGGCACATCCAATATTGGCTGGAACGTAGGGTTCACTTCTTCTGAAACCTTTGCTCCGCAAAAGAGCGGCAATACCACAACCGGTATTTCCAACGTGGCCCTGTTGTCCACATCCGTGTCGGCCAACTCCAGCCTTCCATTCAGGATCATTGACACAAGCTCCAACTATCAGCCTCCGGGCGTCAATGGCACTGATGGCACCTCTGCCGGGGCCATCATGGTGGTTGGCTTTAATAACCAGCTTCGTCGGTCTCTGACCGGCGCATCGACGTAACAGGGAGCAGATAAATGCCCGTAGCATTAAGTCAAATCAGGGATTTGCTCCTTCCCGGCCTCTGGGGAATCTCTGGCAAGTACGGCATGATCGAACGGCAGTGGCCGAAGATTTTCCGTCAGACCAACTCCGAAATGGCGCTGGAGCGTCGGGCCGCCATGCGGTATCTGGGTCTCGCCCAGCTAAAGCAGGAAGGTGCCCCAACCTCCTTCGACAACGCCGCCGGTCAGCGGTTCGTCTACAACGCCGAGCATCTGGAAATCGGCCTTGGGTATGCTATTACCCGCAAGGCCATCGATGACAACCTCTACAAGGCAGAATTCGGCCCCTCCAATGACGGCTTGATGGAGTCGTTCAAGGAGACCGAGGAAATCTATGCCGCCAACGTCCTCAATACCGCGACCACCTTTAATCAGGCGGTACAGGGTGACGGCGTTTCCCTCATCAACTCGACGGGCCATCCGATTGATCCGCCGTTTGCCTCCATCCCCAACCAGCCGTCGCCGGATGTGGATTTGAATGAGACTTCTCTTCTGAATGCTCTCATCACCATCCGCTCGACATGGCGGGACAATGCCGGTCTCAAGATTCACGCAAGGGGCCGCAAGGTCATCGCGCCTCCGAACCTTGAGCCGATTTGTCTCAGGCTATTCCGCTCCGAGCTTCGGCCCGGCACGGCAGAGAACGATGTCAACGCTATCTTGGGCATGAATGACTCGCTCAAGGAAGGTTATATGATCTTCGATTATCTAACCTCCTCGTTTGCTTGGTTCATTCTGACCAACCACGATGGCCTGATCTTCTTCAATCGCAAGCCGTTTGAGATGGATATGTCCGTTGAGTTCACCACCGACAACCTGTTGGTGAAGGGCTATCAGCGGTATGTACCCACCTATTACGACTGGCGTGCCATCTGGGGGACCTTCCCGCTTACGTAAGGTTCACCAGACAGAGGTAAGACAATGGGTATTACGGCAAATTCAGGCCCTTATGTTGGATTCGGCATCACTCAGTCTTCGAGTGGTCTCGTTTCTCAATATAATGAAGAACGCGGTCCCAGCCTATTCGATCTCGCGCAGGGTATGCTGGACCCGCGTTCTCAATACAACTATAAGCCGGGCTCCCCGGTCGGAACCCAGATCAAGGGTTTCTTCGACCAAACCGGGCTTGTGGACTACATTCCCTTCACGGCGGGCTCCAGTTCAATCGCCCTGTCTACCGGTAATGCTCCGGTAGCAGGCACTGCCTTGACCTTGGCTCCGGTGTCCTCTCTGGGGGCCTTCCAAACCACCATTGTTGCCCCCGAAACCGGGGCCGCCGTTTCGGTTGTCGCTATCGACAGTACGGCAGCTACCCTTAATTTCGGCACGGGCGGCACGATTGCTGTCTGGAACCCGGCCGCCGGTACGGGTCGGGCGGTGATGGTAATCAACAGTTCTAACACCAATACCGAGCAATATATCGTTCGTGGTCGCGATATGTATGGCTTCAAGATGACCGAGACCATCTTGGCCTCGACCACTTCGACCGGTACCGGTGTCGGTCAGAAGGCATTTAAGTATGTCCAATCGGTGACGCCATCAACGGCAACCACCATCAGCGCGACCGGTGTATCGGTTGGGTTCGCCGACAAGTTTGGTATGCCATTTATAACCAACTATTTTGGCAATACCACTGTTGCTATTTCGACGGGTGGTTTGTATTCAAAAACCCTCACGTCATTTACGAGCGTTGAGTCTTTGGTCGGCTCCACGGCAGCAGTCCAAACCTCAACTACCCCCGATGTAAGAGGGGTCACGTCACCTACTTCGGTGTTTACAACCAATGGAACTTCCGCCAATGGCGCGGGTGGCACCAACGCACAGAGCACCGGAGCACGCATTACCATTCTGCAATACGTTACTGCCAATATGGCCATCGGTATTACCGCAACCAGTGCAGCAACAATGTTTGGTCCCGCTCAATTCAGCGACTTCTAAGGGGGTCTATAATGGCTAATCGACACAAGAAACATAAGGGCGAGGGCGGCGGTGTAGCCCCCAAGCACGACGCCCACAAGAAGGCTTATAACGCTCAGGGTTCCAATGTTGAAAAGGAAGCCGAGGAAGAGAAGCGGGGCGGCAAGGTCAAGAAGAAGGCTGCGGGTGGTGGCATCAAGGCCGAAGGCAGGGCTGCTGGCGGTCGTCTGGACAAGCGCGCCCGTGGCGGCGGCATCCATCACGGCTCCGGCAAGGATATGACGAAGAGCCCGTTCTCGGCAGCCCACGTTCACCCCACGACTGCTGGCGGCAATCCCGCTCCACATCGGGGAAAATAGGCGGTCCTGACGGTTACTCATCCGGCGGCGGGACCGGCCATTGGATGCAACACGCCGTCAAACACAAGGGCGCTCTCCGCAAGGCCGCTTCCCGTGCTGGCATGTCCACATCGGCCTTTGCCCAAGCCCACAAGGATTCCCCCGGTGTCGTCGGAAAACGTGCTAGACTGGCGATCACGTTTAGCAAGTTTCGGGGTCATTAATGGGTATGCCAAATTATACCAGCCTTTCCGCAGTCAGTTGTTCGGCGACCATCAACATGGATTATCGCCGCAACCCAATGAATGCGGCAGTAGCAGTTACCGGCTCATCCAGCGGGACTTTTACTTATAGCGTCCTCTTCACCCTCGATGACCAGCAGGAACTGACCAACACCGGCTCGACAAGGGCTCCAGTATTCTTTCCGGATGCCAATCTCAATGGCGTCAGTTCCAATGGCACCACCAACTATATGTTCCCGGTCGCCGGGTTGCGCCTGAGCGTTACGGCGGTCTCAAGCGCCACCGTCACCATGTGCATCTTGCAGGGGGACTAATGTGGCGGTTTCTCTTAAGGGTATCGGGGTTACCCTGCCATCGGTGGGGACTAACTTGACGCCGACCACATTGCAGATGCCGTGGAGTGGAGAATCCTTGTTGCTTGGTGTATCTATACCGGGAACCTCGACACCCGCCAGCACGGCGGCGGTGAGCTTCGTGCCGACATTCTATATCTTGGGATTCTGATCGATGGCGAATTTAACCTCAGTCGGCATTACCTCCGGTGTCCCCAGTAGCGGCACCGGCACGGTTTCGACCATCGACAATATGTTCGCCCTTGGTCTGCCCATCTCGGGCGGAGTGGGTAGCTCGACCGTTCTAGCGACCATTACCGGAGCCGCCAGTTCGGCGACCTCCAGTATGTCCGGCATTGTTGTTTCCATTTCTCCGAACAGCGTAAACGCCAACGGCCAGCAGACCATGGCCAACTCCGCTCCGGTGGTTATTGCCAGCAACCAATCCGCCATTGCAGTCCTGTCCAGCGCGTATGCCTCCAAGAACTTTCTCTGGC